ATGTTCACGCTGGTTCTTTTTGTGTGCTATCTGGATGGCGGTTGTGAAGATATCGTGGTTGATGTCTACAAAACTGAGCAGCAGTGCCTGATATCGATGGACGATCAACGTATTCGTAACGGCGGATGTTTACCTGCGGACGACTACATCGACAGTTTCTGGCATCCGGCCCAGGAATACAGCGATTTTTGATTATTGCAGTTGTACCAGCGTTAACTCGCCGCCAAATACAGCACCGGTATCAATATAGTGTAAATTCTCGCGATCCAGCCGATGGCGCAGCGGCGTGTGGCCAAACCAGAAGTGATCCGCGCCCTGAATCGCACAACCACTGTTCATCAGCCTCGAACGGTCCCACAGCACGCGCTGTAAATCGATCTCTTTTAGCCACTGATAATCATCATCCGGGTAATCGGCATGAGCAATAACGTGTATACCGTTCTGACAATGCAGCTCCAGTATCCAGGGTAACTGCCAACACGCTTCAAGAGCAAATTTCGCTGCCGGTTGCTCCGCCTGCTCGAACCACGAGCCACCATTCATAAACCACATGAATTGATCCCCCGTCGCCAGCGCGTCCAGCGCCATCTGTTCATGATTCCCCCTGACCGCGACAATCCAGTGTTTACGCAGTAGTTTCAGACAACGCAAACTGTCTGGTCCACGGTCGATAACATCCCCCACTGAAACCAGCAAATCCTGCCAAGGATCAAAACGGTACTGGCGCAGCTTAGCCATCAGCATCGAGAAGCATCCGTGGATATCCCCAACCACCCAGACGTGACGCCACTGCGTACCGTCGATTCGTTGATAGATATTGCCAGGTCGTCCCATGTCGCCTCCGGAGTACAAGGGTACCTGATTATAATTTTAGCAATGTTGGTAAAAAAGCCTGGACGATCGTGGGCAGGAGTATGGTATGGTTTATGGAGAATGCAGCATGCAATACGCCGTGTTTTGCCCTGGATGGCATCGCATTCGCCACATAAAAAGAGACCAAATACGATTCCTGTTTACAACTCAAAACGCAATAACCTATAAAATTCAATAACTTAACACCAAAAACCCACTAAAAAACACCTCCTGATACTTACTATTGCAATCATTCAAGATCAATCAGTTGCCATTGGTTTCGTGGCGTCGTCGGGAAAAGTTCGGGATCGCATTGTTCCAGCGACTACCCATTTTTAAGAATTCATCAATTCACAAACAATCATTCCGGTTTACCTTACAAGCTCCTTTTTAAATCATTACCGATGCGCACCACTTTTTCTTCCTGCCCTATACTTTCAGTCTGACATATGGCTGGAGGTTTCTATGTGTGGACGCTTTTCACAGTCAATGACACGTCAAGACTATCTCGCCCTTCTCGCAGATGAAGTCGAGCAAGACATTTCACTCAATCTCGAACCAACTAGTCAACTATATTCGGCACGAGATATTAAAGTTCAGCTGTTAAATTTATATGGTACACGGTTACACGTATCTTATATAAAATTAAACAATAAAAACAATGCAATACATATTAAACCCCATTAATATCATTTACTAACTTTGTCAATTTATCTATAGATAGTGGCTGTGAGTAATACCATCCTTGGACACCGCACTCAGGGAACATTTCAGTTAAATATTTCACCTGAGCTGATGTCTCGACACCTTCGAAAACGACTTTGTTAGTTATATCTTTAAAAATCTCCACCAATCCTGATACGATATTATTATTTACAGAGGGTTCACAAATAGAATCTGTAATTGACTTATCAATTTTAATTTCATCTATTTGTAAATTTGATAGCCAGTTTAAATTTGAATGACCAGTCCCGAAATCATCAATAGCTATTGATATACCTTTATTATTAAATAAAGAAATAACCTTTTGGAGGGAATTTATTTCCGCGCTCTGCCTTTCTGTTAACTCCATCATTATCATACCAGGTTTTATATTTGATTCATCAATCATCTGAAACACTTTTTCTTGAAATGATTCCGACAGAAGGTCTTGATAACTAACATTAATGCTTATAAAAATATCAAATTCCTCAGAAAGAGACATGGTTTGCTTTACTGCCATTCGAAATACAAAATCACTTATTCCCTGGATTAAACCATGCTTCTCTGCAATAGGGATAAAAATATCAGGAGGAATGCTACCAATATCATGATCATCCCATCTAATTAGTGCTTCCACACCAATAATTTTTCCGGTTTTTATTTTATAAATAGGTTGATACACAAGATATAATGATTCGCTTCTTATCGCATTTTTTAATCTTGAAACTAATGATTGCTTACGTGCAACTCTTTGATTATAAAAAACACCCAGAAGAACACCGGTTACAATAGATGTAAAGGAAATCAACAACATCGTTAACCAACTATCGAAACTCATCCACGGAAATTTAACTCCCCCCATGACACAGACATTATTATTTTTATTACAGCTTTGCGTGGTAATAAGTCCTAGTTGGTAGGATTTATCATGCTGAGCCTCTTCAAGAAGATCGACCTGCTCACCAAGTTTGAACAAATGAAGCGAATGATCTCTGTCACCTACAATTGCAGAAAACCCCTTCTCTTCATGGTCTGTAACAAATCTATTAAATGCAAATGGTGAAATCGTTATGGCTAATTTTTGATTGCTTAGCAAATCAGCTTTTACATTATTTTCCAGTAACACACCAAAAAACCAAGTTACATTGTCCTTTTCAACTTTTCTATCATAGACATTGAGAAGCAATGGTGCTGGCAACACTCCCCATAAAGCACTACATATGACTGCACCATTTGAAATAAATGATATATCTTTTATAAGAGCATAGGGCCATAAGGCCACTCTTAGAGCATGAAGTTGTAGTTCACTACAAGGACTATAAGCATTAAATATTTCATAACTATCATTTATTTTATCAATCTGTTGAATGAGACTAACGCTTCTATTCAAAACTCGTTCTGTATATGATGCAATCCTCTCCTTGTATATATAATACATTGAAATCTCAGACAATGAGAAAAAAATAAAAAATGAAAACGTGATTGATATCACATAAGGCTTAATTCGTTTTAAATTGTGGTTATTCTTCACACCGACCTCTTTATATGCCTGACCCTATGTAACAACATACATTCTACTATCTGTCGTGAATCAAATACATACAGTTAAAACAGATTATCGGCTAAAACAAATATTTCTTTATGTTTTTTATTAGAAAAGAACGTTATAAAATAACGCAAAACCACATCCAAGTTAGATTTGTGTTTGCATTTTAGCCAAATAAGTGGCACTTCATCTTGTATTCATAGGTCTAATGTAAAGGATGTAATTCTAAGGGAAATAAGTGTGAAACCGCGCCTTTTCCCGATACTGGTACTTGGGTAAAACCGATGATGACGCTGCCGGCGATCAACACTGACGCCAGCAAGCATGAGAAGGAACAGATAAGCCGTACTGTTCAGGAAATGTTTGAAGAGTCTGATATGTGGCTGGTTTCAGATTAAACACCTTGAACCGTCATATTGCTTAAGTACAATCCGCCGTGACTGGCAATCATTCAATACTCAAACTATCGAACGTTCGTCAGTCGGCCGCAATCATGCTCCTGCATACGGCATGGTTGCGGCGACCATCAATTTTACGACTGGGTATCATGCTGATTTTGCTCGCGCTCGCGTTCAGCTTTTTCCATCGCCTCCCGTGTTTCTTTCTTCTTCTGGTTCCAGATGCTGTCTTCCGGCATCTCCACACGTACGGATACAAAAGAATCTGCAGGAATGTCAACTAGTTCACCATCCGCAACGGTCTCAGTAAACACACCGTTAATATCAGTGTTTCCTATTCTGTTTCGGGCAAACTCCGGAGCTGAACTATGTACCCGGTGATACGTCCTGATAAGCACCGAACCATCAGCATTGACTTTGTAATCCAGCCAGATTCGTGGGTTCTTGTTTCTGTCGACCGGGATTTCGAAACCACCATCAATACCACCCCATGCTGCATCGGAGTTCAGGCCAACACATCCAGTAATCAAATATTCACCTGTGGCAATACGTTTTACACAGCATCCTTCAGCCTCCGGCATACACTCACATGCTCCGTTGGCGAATATTTTAATCACTGGCGACGCCGTCTTGATAAATCCATTACCATCCACTGTCGTATTATTCGTACCGTAAACTGTCTGCCAGGTCTCAGCTCCCCCATCGGCGTAAAAAATGAATCGCATACCATGATTACCAGCGCCAACCGCAATAGCTGCAAATGCCTGTTGCCTGTAGGCATCTCCGCCAGCACCATAATCCCTGTCAGACATACGAATCATCATTGCATAAGGGTAAGGCCAGCCTCCCGTACCTGTATCTAACTTATAAACTCCAGTGGAATATTTTTTATTATAAACATCATCAATTTTTGGATTAATTCTTTTACCCAGACCGAAATCCCCGACCTTTAAAACCCTCCCCGCAGTGGTATCTGTATCAGATGTGGTAATTTCTGCCGTAGCTGCACTTTTTAAACCAAGAGCACTACGGCCTCCTGTAGCATCCGTTGCTCCGAGCCCGCCCTGCCCTATACTTAGCGGTGTTGTCAACCCAGAAAGGCTTGTGATATCGCTGTTAGCACCTTTCCCTGCCTTACCATCAAGAGTTGTAGCTATACCTCCCCATGCTGGTCCGGTATACGTGCTGCCGTCAGGTAGTTTGACGGTCACTGTTCCCGTTCCGCTGAATACCTGCTGCCAGTTCTGCTTGTCGTAGTTCAGACCGCGCAGGGCTTCTGCGCTCTGTGCCACCAGCGCAGCGGTAACCATATTCAGGGCCACACGGGGAACAGCTGACCAGGCCGCGCCAGATTGTGTTGGCCCTGTGAAATTACTGACAAGCGTCAACGCTGTACCGCTTTCCACTGATTTAATCGGGAGCGTATAGGGAACGCCGCCGACAGTGACAACAATAAAATCTCCGGCCGCTACCTCGGTGGTAAACGCGGTCCCGTTGCCAGCGACTGCAGCAGAGTTATTCGTCAGGGTTAAGGTTCCTGCTGACATAGTTTTTCCTCAGTACATGTTCGGAAGAATAAGAATGGGCATGGCGATATTTCTGTTTCGGGTCATATCCCATGAACCGGAGTTGCGATTCGCAAACACTTTGTTGTAGGCCGACCTGACGCTACCGCCTGACATGACCACCCCTTTAGTTCTGATATTTCCCCATCCGCTGAGCATACGTACCTGAACGCCGGTATAGACTATCTGGCAGAATCCACCGCCAATATCCTGAAAGGCATCGGTAATCTGGATTTGTCTGTCATATACAAAGGGGCGTTTCAGCGTGGAGAACGTCACCTGGCCTGCGGCGTTGGTCATCGTGATACCGTCGCCGCCGACAGGCGCACTCTGATTGAATATCACCAGGTCAATCGTCGCCGTTCCGGCCACATCGTCCCGTCCTGTGTAGGAAATATCGCGGACGATGATATTGCCGCCATCAAACCCTACCGACACATTCGGGTTATCCCATTTACCGAAAGGTATACCGCCCGCCGGAAGCGGCGCGCTGCCGTTAACCGTAATGCGTCCGGACCAGGCGCAGGTCATCAGCGCGGCCTGATTGGATATAGCGGTGAAGTCAGTCGAGTTTGAAACCAGTAATCCTTCGTTATATGTCGCCGCAGGCAGCAGCTCCATAACGTAGCCTGACCAGTCAGGGACAATGCTTTTCCCTCCGATTGTCTCAGCCCCGATAATGACCCCTGAGTCACCGTTTCGGGTGACGCTGGTCATAATGGCCACATCAAATTCAGCAAAGGAATAGATGTATATGGGATTGGTGGGCACCACGATAGCCTGTGAGCCAGGAACAAGCGCTGTATTGACAGGGTACTGCATGAACTGGGATGACCAGCCTGAGAATGATGTACAAAAACTCGGGGCACGCAACCCCGCAGTAATTGCCATTGCCGGACGGCCATCGTTATAGTCGATTAATAACCCCTCAGGCATATCACCACCTCCCGACTACAACCCGACCACCACCGGACAAATTAACCGTCAGCCCATTCCCGTTGATGACGACAGTGTTATTGGTACCGTTAAATGCAAACTGGCCACTGTCAGCGTAAAGTTTGCCATGTAATTCAGCGTTTCCATTTTTATCAATGCGCCAGCCTGCTGAACCCGCAACGAAGTTATTCGACTGGATAAAATTACCAATTTTGGCATTGGTAATGCTGCCATCCTGAATAAACGCATCGCTGATAAAGACCTGACCATTGACCACCGCAAACGGTGAATATTGCGTATCACCGCTGCCACTCATCAGGACGAACTGATTGGCGTTAAAGCCGACACGGGTGACTACCGGCTTACCCGCTTCGGCCAGCACCGCAATCGACATTCCGGCGTTATACATCACACCGTTAATCCGGACCCCAGTTTTGAGGGTGTAAATCGCAGAGGCTCCGGTAGCATCAACCACGGCAGTAAGCTTGTCCTCCAGTGCGGCAGTTACATTATTGAACTGCGCCTGCACCTGCGTCGACATTTCAGCCATGGCCTTATCGATCTGCGCAATGGTCGTTTTAACCACCAGAATATCCGCGCGTACCTCGCCGTACTGCGCCCACTGATGTTCGACGGTTGCATGGTTGGCCAGCGCGTTCTGCAATGCGGCTTCGAGGTTGGTATCAATGTCGCCTGTCAGGCGGTCACCGTCTGCAGACGTCAGGAAGTCATCAGCAATATCGCCCAGGTAGTCGTCAGCATTCGCGTTGGATACACCACGAACCCAGTCGGTCCAGCCTGATTCATTACCCGTTCTGTCAACCAGCTGCGCGCGGTACCAGAACTCCTGTCCCGCCTTCAGTCCCAGTTGGGTATATGTGTGTTGCGGATACGGAACTCCTGCAAGCAGCAGAGGATTATCCCCATTACCGTTTGCTGAATACTGCAGTTCGGTCTGGAGGGTATCACCTGTATCTGTCGGAAAGGACCAGTCAACCTGTATACCCCAGTTGATTGCTGTGGTGCGCAGACCAACCGGTTTGGGAACATCCCCAGTACGTCCAGTGAGATGAGTCAGAACAGAAGATGACCACAGACTGGACGCGCCTCCAGAGTTAATAGCGCGAACTCGCACAAGATAATCGCCTGAGAAAATCCCGGGCACCTCGATATTGCGCAGACCTGTTTCGGGAATGTTGATCCACTCATTATCACCACGTTTCCACTGTGCCTGATACGCGACAATATCCGCCTGAGGTTTCCCATTTTTATCTACTGGCGCATCCCAACTCGCAACCATGGTCGCAATACGCTGCCCCTGCCGGACCGAGTCGTAACTGCTAATCGCGATATTCGTGGGCTGGCTAACCAGGCCTGTCGGTAACAGACTAATCGGCGGCGTATCCAGCCGGGCGTTGTTATCAACGGCATCGTACTTAGCCCCGTTGTACTCTGCACCGGTGATACTGTAGGTGTTCTCTTCATCGTTAAATGTCAGATTGGTTACGCGGAAATACTGGAGGCGCAACTGGCCAGCATCAATAACAAAAATGGCATTAGGTAGTGGCTCAGTGGTAAAGGCAGTTGCCAGTATCAGTTGCTGGCCGTTAACCGCCTGAATGGTTCTGCTCTCAACGACACCACCCTGAGTACGAATCATCAGCGTATCGCCAGCAACAGCGCTGGTACCGCGGTCGGTAGTTACAGATTTCAGCGCGGCGTTGTATTCAGTAATACGTCCACCATAGACACGGCCAGATAGCCGTTCATCTGCAAACGCAAATACGGCCCCCGGCACATAAGCGAAGCCATCAAGTCCCGTCTGAACAGTGATAATACGGTCCAGAGAGTTAGAGTAGATGGCCCACCCTCCGCGGCGCTGCGCTTCGCTTTCACGCGTGCATCCGATCGCAGTGAGTTGTGTCTGCTTAAACTTGAACTGTTTCACCAGATCAGGAAACATCACTGCCGTTGTGCGATCCTGATAGTGGTTATCCGGATCACTAAAGTTAATCAGCGCAGAGCTATAGCGGTTCTTTTCACTGCCACTGGAGTACGTTGGCTTACCGACAACAGAAGCGCGGGTGAGTATCTGAAGTTTTGACGTATCAGCTGGCATATCCGAGACAACATTGAACATATTGTTGCCCCAGAACGTCATGCCATTGAAACCAGCCGCAATATCCTTAATCACCTGCCAGGCATCGGCCTGAGCCTGGATATAAACGTCAAACATAAAGCGAGGCTCGGTACCGCTGCCACCCTTACCATCCGCCACCTTCTGGTCGCAGCGCTGGGCAATACGATATAACTCCCATTTATCGAGCATCGCTGGCGTAACCCTGCGACCCAGGCCGAAGCGAGGTTCAGTAAGAATATCGAACCAGATCCATGCAGGATTATTCGTCCATCCCCATTTGAATGTACCGTCCCATGTACCGCCATAAGTGCGTGTAATCGGATCGTAGTTCTGAGGGATGCGGATTACCCGACCTTTAGGTTTACAAGAAATCTTCGGGATATTGCTGAATGACTTTGCGTTGAATGACACATACAGCAGCGCAGTATGCGGATAGCGCAGGCGAGCATCTATCACCTCGGTGATCGCCTGTACCTGCGTTTTGTTCTGGAGCATCTGGCTGGTACTGTCGTCGGTATCGCGCACGACCCGAATCTGCCAGCCTGTGTTCGCTTTCGGCAGGTTAATACGGTGGGTTAGTTCGTAGAGCGTACTGAGCTTTTCTGTGACGGTTTTAGTCATGACTGTCGAGTAAGCCCCACCGTCCACAGCAAGGTCGATATGGTACTGAACCGTTGTGCCGACAATATCCCCATCGTTTTCCTGCTGCTGTAATCCAGGGATACCAATACGTACCAGCACCGCGTCAATCTGGGTGTTACTGATCGCACGAGTCCATGGGGTAACTTTCGTCAGCGACACGCCAATACTTGTTTCATTTTCAACTGCTGGGAAGCCGGGGATTGGTGTCTGAACCTGAGTGCCGGGACGGAAGTCCCAGGTAACGTTCTCAAAGTTCATTGAACCGTCTGCATTTCCCAACGGGGTTCCGTCAAGGAAGATGCGCGTGGCATCCAGTTCACCAGCAAATTCACCTTCACCCAGCGCCAACAACATACGACAACGCGCCATTGATTGGGCTGAATCAGGCTGTTCTACAGGCGTGTGCTGTTTCTGGCTACCGCCCTTCGCACCAGTAATCGTTGCCATATTGCATCCATAAAAAAACCCGCCTAAGCGGGTTGGTTTTTGCTGTGGCTAATCACTGAAAATACGTGACTAACCTTATCTCGTAATCGAACGTATTTTCTATTCCAGGCTTTTCCACATGAGTGATGATACCTCCGGGGCTCAGTCGTCTGCCAAGGACATTAATTGTAGAATTGAATTTCTGGTAGTCCCGTCCCCAGTCCATTTTTAAGCATCCCTGCTCACTCTTTTCGCCCGTGAAAGGATAATCCCCGGGAGGTAAAGAACCGTAGCCATATCCCGTAATTAGGCCATATACCTTTTGTTCAGGTTTGATATGTCCGTTGAAATCAATAGCTGCAACAAACTCTAAAGTAGATTCCATACGAGGATCATTTTCCTCTTTCAACCATACAGCGACTATTTTTACAGCTGGCATTGTTGTTTTCCCATAGTGAAATGCTGTTGAAGGTAGCATAACACTACGCATGTTAACCGCGAGCTATGTTGCTGAAACTTAAATATCTTCTGCAACGATTCCTGCACTAATAATTGCACCGCCGATCTCCCGCTCCCCATAGAGCGCAGCAACCGGGTTACCCATTGCCAAGGTGTTTACTGAGCTGCCGAAAGCATAGCTGGGTTTGTTATCGGGATCATCTCGCCCCTGAAGTCCTTTTGGTTGGGGTGATAGCATCTGGTAGATACCTCCGGCCATCATCCCGATACCCGCAGATATCATGGCACCACCTACAGGGGAAGCCCAACCAAACGAAAGACCAGTAACCACGATACCAGCTACCACCATCACGGCTCCGAGAATGGTCTGAAATATACCGGCCTTCTTTGCACCTTCCATAACCGGTGCAATACGAATATCGCTATTCCCAGCAAGGTTCTGGTAGTCCTCAACCCCGATGTTTCTTTTTCCACGAAACACCGCGAACGTCATTCCGTTTTTCTTCGCATTCATCAGGAAACTTTCCAAACCGTCCTGGTTGATACATAACGCCTTCACGGCTTCCGCTGGCGTCTGCACCGCCAGTTTATGCACGCGCCCAAATCTCGCGCCCAGCGCACCGTACAGGCGAATTGTCGTTAACCGCGCCATGGTTTTATTTCCTGAGATAAGTTTTTATGTCGGACGCATATCATCGTCCGGTCTTTGAAATAGCCGCGCGAGTACGGCGTGATGCAGGATGGTTGCCCGTAGAGATGATGAAGTATCTCACCTTCTTCGGTAATGATCCCCGCATGGTTCCACTTAGCAGATTCAACCTGCATGATGACCATGCAGCCTGGCGACGGGCCGCATTCTATGAATCCCTCTTTCTCCCAGTTATCGAAATAGAGGTTGTCAGGATACTGGCTTTCCCACCACGGGTAATCGACCCGGAAATCAGTCAGCGTTACACCCTGGGTGGCATGCCAGTCCATGACCAGCCCCCAGCAGTCGTGAGAGCCCAGAATGAACGGGCGCCCAATAAGCGGGATGGCATCCGGCATGATTTCGGCATAATCATCGCAATCAGGTGCGTAGATACCCCATACCACGCCTGACTGGTTGCATTGCTGGCGATCGAGGTCTGAGGGGATAGTCCTAGCGCCATCGCCAGGATGCGAGTGAATGACTCGAATAATGGTCCCTGTATCCTCAGCATTTGCCCAGTGCTCGCCATCAATACGGAAATGCCCAGACGGGTTTTCATGACTGTTCGGTACCGGAATATATCGCTGACGCCGTCCTGACTGGATGACGAAGCCGCAGCACTCGCGTGGCGATTCCTCCAGAGCATGCACCCGGATAGCGTTCATTATCGTTTTGTTCATATTGAAGTCCGGTTATCGGGAGAAGAGAACAGTTGCCGGGAATCCACCAAAATCGAGGGTGGCAGTATTGGGTTCAACCAGGCCCGCACCAAATCGCTTGCGGCAATCACAGAGGCAGCCACCACATACATCCAGTGCCGGATCGGCAACCGAGTTGCCCTTGGCATCAAAGTAGGCCGTGCCGTTGTAGGTGCAACCGTCTCCACTACGGTATTGGCCACGCAACGCCCACTCGCACATCGATGTAATTTGACGGGTGGGAATAACCAGGTTCTGCAAATCCGCAGGGCTACTCAACGACCACGTAACCACCTCATCATCCTCGGAGGTTTTGGTATCCAGCCAGAAGGTCTGGAGAGTGAACATCGTCGAATCTGCTGTTGGGTTCGCGTCGCCCGGGAAATTCACGGCATCCAGATAAACGGCGTAGGTGTCGATGATGCTTACCTTCGCGTTAACCATGTCCTTGAACTGCAGGCAGAGCGCAGTTATATGCCCGTCAAGGTTCGATACGCTAAGTTTCGGCTCAGCGGCCTGGTCGGTCGAAAGAGCGAGGTCAGAAATCTGGAAAGGCCAGAAGTCGAATATTTTGCCATCCCAGATGATGGGCTTTGGTCCAAGCCTAGTCTCATCACCGTTCGCCGCTTCAATCTCGGCGGACGTATGGGGAAACGGACTGTAGTGAAAGCGGTGAATGCCGCCGCTGAACTCTGAAGCATCTACTTCGACCAAGCGGACTCGACCGCCCGGCGCCAGCATTGCAGCTGTATCAATCAGTGCTGTCATGCTCCACCTCAGGCATAGACGCCGTAGGCGCGCTTAATGGTGAAGGTCAGCTCGGCGAACTTACTGCTGATCTGGTTCTTTCGCACTGAATCGGCCACGACGCGATAAAGCCCCTTCACTTCGCCAGGAGGCTCGATGATAAAAGCCTTAACGGTATGCGCCAGCAGAAAGTCACGGACGGTATTCACTTCAGAGTCAGTGCCCACATGCTTCATCGGTACCTGAATAGCAGTCGAGTTAATGCCGTTCTCGGCTACCTGCTCATAACCATCACCGAACTGCGCAGACCTTATTGTTTGGCTGTATTCGACGGCACCAGCGCCGAGCTGCGAGTGCCAGTTGTATGTTTCAACGGCCATATTTACCCCATAAAAAAAACCCAGCCAGGGCTGGGTTCATAGATTGCCAATTATGACTTTCACTTACCGCGATTCTCTTTCATTTCTTTGTACATATTTAAAGCGAATTCAAGATCATTAGCGCTACTGTCAACTTTTTCTTGGCAACGATTGAATCCGCGCAGGGGTTCTTTCCCATCACTAGCAGGTTCTTGAGATAACCCTTGGGCTTCACGCTGAACTCTGTCAGCCTCTTGTATGGCTAAATTTGGCGCGTCAATGATGCAAATCGTTTTTGGAACAGCCATTTTTGTAGATAATTTAAGATATCCCCAATAGCTTCCAGCAACTCCAAAAATAAACGACACGAGCACACCAAATAAAAAACAAAACACTCTATCTTTTGTCACCTAATACTCCTTATGGTTTTCCCATTTATATTCTTTGTCTCGGTATCGTTTGGACCATTCCCTGAGTTCGTAATAATTGGCATTTCTAATCCCGCAACCGTGAAGACTTTATTCACCATCATTCCCTGATTAATATTGTTTGCGCATAATAGCCAGGTGATGCTTTGATGTAACCTGGTGCGCATGATATTGCTCTCTCAGGATCACATTCAGGCTATTATTTTGTCTGGAATTGCCTTCCAAGCAACCCATCACTTCTGGTAGCCCTCATTAAGACCTCGGTCACTTTGGCCTCAATTTCCTTTCCTAACGCCCTTGCTGCGGCATTCCCATCTCCAGACGAGTTTGATGATGTGTTGCCCTTATTATCGACATAAATATCTATGTTGACCTGCGGTTGCCCACCGCTCCCCCCTTGGGCTCTTACCCCGAGACGACCTGATGAGTCGCGCGTGAGTGGCATGATTGCCTCCGCCCCGGCTTCAGCGAAAACGCCACCTTTGGCGAACTTAGATGCACCCTGGAATGTGAAATACTGGGGAGTGTCGTAGACACCGTTCACGTATTTACTGAGGCCCGAAGATTCATAGACTCCACCTTTAGCGTTGAACGTTACCCCTGCTGCAGCATTTGCATACGATCCACCAGGTGTGGCTCCACCTCCCGAACCACCACTTATCCATCCCATAGCTGCCTGCACTGTATAGGCCACCATGAGACGGTTCGTCACATCAAGGATCATCTTGAGCATGGATTTGCCGAATTCTTTAACTGATGCTTTGCCAGTGGTCATCAGCTCAGTCAACATGTCGCTCAGACCTGTTAGCGTGGAACTGGCAACATTCTTAACGGCGTCGTAAGTGTTCGTGGCTGCATCAAGATATTCATTCCAGCCACTCACCGCACCTGCTTTCCAGTCTCCCCGTAATTTGTCTTCTTCAGCGTAATACTTTCTGAGAGCTGCCAGTTCTTTTTCATAACCGGCATCCTCAAGTTTACCACCACCGTTGAGCCAGCCCTGGCGAAGCTGCGCTTCTTCCATCATGCGTTGAGTTTGGCGACTGCTGAAGCCTGCACTAGCACGCAAAGCATCGGTCTTTTCCGACATCTGGGTGACGTACTTATTAGCCTGCTGTGCCAGGCCGTTAATCTTCTGCTGGGCCTCTACTTCTTTGTTCTTCTGATCCACAACCTTAGCGGCATTCAGAATGGCTTCACGGCTCGACAGGAGTGACTTCTCCTGCGCGGTCAGCGCGCGGTTTTTGGCGACCTCGTCCAGTTCCGCAAAGCGTGACTGTTGTTTGCTGAATTCGGTATTTTTGGCGTGAATATCGCCGGTCTGACGCAGCGTTTCGAGCGTTTCAGTTAGGGTTCTGGCCTGAGCGCGGTAGTTCTCCAGGGTGCGATCGCCAGAATCCAGCGTAGCTCTTGCCTCTTTGGTCTTTTTCGCAGAGTCTTCTGCAAGCTTCGAGACTGCGTTTCTCGACTCGCGGCTCGAGCCCCCTTCCCCTTTAACGCTGGCACCTCGCGCTTCGGCTTCATAGCTTGCCTGTGCATTAGGCGCAGTGACCCGCTTCCAGAGTTCATCGTAGCGTTTTTTGTTCGCTGCGATCTCTTTGTCAGCTTCCGCCCCGGCCTTTTTCATAGCCTCAACATCCATGCCAAGGAAGTCGGTTATTGCTCCGCCGCCCGGGATTTTCTCAGCCCATCCTGCAATGGTCCCAGTAAACTTGGAATCCAGAGAGGTGATGTTGAGGAACAGGTCCTTTATCGAAGCTTCAACCAGGTTGAAAATATCGATCACCTGATTTCCCCAGGCGCGGACAGTAATCCCGATATCATCAAAAGAGTCAGATGCTGTTTTCTTCAACCACTGCCAGGACTGCCCAATATTGTCGGTGGCCCTGTTGGTCTCTTCTGCGCGCTTTGCCATAACGCCAGCAAACAGGTTGATGGCTTCGTTTACCGCCGCCTGCTCCCCCTTCTGCTTACGCAACTGGATGATGTGCTTCATCATGGCTTCGTCGACAAAGCCATATTGCTCATTCAGGCTCGCTAGGCCCTTTACCGGGTCGCTGACAATCTTGCCGAAGTCTGACATTGCCGCTTTGGTGTCGCTGCCTGCCTTGCCCATGAGCGTGATGGAGGCGGTGATCTGCTTCATCTGGCTGGCGGTATATTTACCAGTGTCATTCAGCGTAACCAGCGTATCTACGGCGGAACTGATGGATGTATTTGTCTTGCCGGCCACCTCTTCAGCAGCCTCATTAAGCTGCTGCATTGAGGCGAAGCCAGCGCCGCCCATCATGATGACCGACCGGGCAACCTGGTCGAACTGTTCAGACGAACTGTATGCCGCAGCAGCCAGCAGACCAACCGTACCGACCAGACCTGCCAGCGCAATAGTGGTTGGGTTAATCATCCCGGCCATGCTGCGGATGTATTCGCCAACACCCGACAGCGCCCCCTGCACCGAGCCGAACTGGTCTTTAATCTGGCCGCCCTGCTGGAGCAGGATCAGGAATGGGGACTGCCCACCAGCCAGCTGGGTGGCGATATCGGTGAACTGAGCCGGAAGCGTGCGCATTGCTGCGCTGTACTGACCAACGGAGATTCCAGCGCGGCGTGCTGCTGCCTCCTGGCGAGATAGTGCCTCGGGCAGCACATCAGCAACGCCAGAAAGGCGCTCACGCGTCTGATTGAGTATGGTATTGAAGTGCTCGAATTGAGCGCTATTGATCCGACCTGACTCGAAGTGCGCCACCAGCTGCGCGTGTTGTTCATCCAGCGAGTTGAATGCACGGATCGTCGGGTCAATGGAACCCAGCAGGTTCTTCAGCGCGGCGGACTGCTTCTCAGCGGCCTGAGTCGCTGCCATTTCGGCTTGTGCCCTGGCAGCAGCTTCGCCGGTATCCGTCAGCTTTAGTCGCGTATCGTCGAGGATTTTGTTGTAGTGCTGAAAATCATCGGTATCCAGGAAGCCTTTGCTTTGGAAGTTACGCAGGGCGGCCTGCTGTTCATCCAGCCGGTTCAGCGCCTTGTTAACTGGATCGATATTCTCCAGCAGCCCCTTCAGCGCGGTCTGCTGTTCCTTGATACCTTCAGTGCCCTGTTTCGCAGACTCAGCACCAGCACGGAATACGCTATTAAGGTCATCAGCTTTGCTTACGGCACCCGCCGCAGCTTCACCGAGTTTATCTAGTTCGTTGCTGGCTGTTTTCAGGTCAGAAACATCGGCCCGCAAAGTAATCGAGGCGATCTGGTCTGTCATTATTTCGTCTCCTTATGCATTACCTTGAGAGCCTCGCTTTCCATAATTTGAAGGTCAGCCATACAGGTCGCCGCATCCTCAACCCCGTGTAACTCGAACATCCAGGGGAGAACGTTGTAATCAAGACCGGTCGCCCCGCTCACGCCGACTCGCCACTGGGTCGCCAGGGAAGAGAAGATGGTGAAGGACCTCCACACCGAGGGCAGAATCCCCACCTCTTCCTCCAAGTCCTCAGGCGTCAAACCAAAAGCGCTCAGCTCCGCGAGCGTCGGTCCCGGCGTGTACAACGCTGCGGCGACCTGCCTCAGTTTTTTTCGCGGATACCCATCAGCTCTTTGGTGTAGGCCAGACCGATGCTGTCGAACGCGCGTGGATAGTTCTTTAGCAGGACGATTACGTTGTCGCGGGTAAACTCGTCAGGCAGCGCCCATCCTTCGACTATCTCCATCAGGTAATCGGCCTGCGGTTCGATAGAGGCTTTTTTACCCTCAGCTTTTTTTTGCAGTTGCTCATCCATAGCGCGCAGCTCGTCCAGCGTTTTATGGCGGAAGGTGAAGGTCAGTTTGCCGTCTTCGGCGCCAGCTCGCGGGATGCTGGCAGTAACGGAAAATGTCGGATTGGGGATCAGGGAGAATTTGGTCATTTGTTCATCTCGGTAAGGCCCGGCTTACCGGGCCAGATTAATCAAGTAATGCTGACGGTGCATCCGGCAGAAGTGAGCGTCTTGCCTGCGGCATCGGTAACTTCGCAGGTATACACCCCAGCATCGGAAGACTGAGCGGACGGAATGTTGAGCGTGGATGCGGTTTTGCCCGGAATGGCGGTGCCGCCTTTCTTCCACACATAGGTGTACGGCGCGGAACCGCCCTGCATGACCACCGACAGATCCAGAGCTGCATTAGCAGCAACAGACTTGGTTGCTGGCAGGTCAGTCAGGAATGCCAGAGGTGTGGCGGAGGAGTCAGCGATCGGGTAAATCTGCATATCCGATTCGAAGTTCATGCGCGCTTCATTACTTTCAACAGCGTTGATTTCAGTACGTGGTACACGCTGGAAGGATACTTTGGCAGAGTAGTATCGATCGGCTTTGCCGCGCGGATTGTGGAACCAGACCGCCGTAGTATCGCTGGAGTCGTCCAGGTCAATCAGGCGCTTGTATATCGCCAGTTGAGGGTCGTGGGCGAAGGTATAGACCTGAACCACCGCGTTTTTGAAAGTCGGAATGGTACGGGCCTTATCATCCTCCAGGAACTGGACACTGATAGTCTGCTGGTCGCCGCCTTCAGTGGACAGCGTCATGACCTGCGGCATGGTGATCCACGAATCGATTTTACGCAGCGTACCTGCGCCGGTGCCCGCCGGGAATTTCTTGGTATCGGTGGTATCAAACGCTTCCAGCACGATTTTCGTACCGGTTACTGACTTGACACGCACCACCATGTTGTCAAGCTTCAGCCATCCTGAATTAACCTGAACAACATCGCCTGCGAGGATGCCAGCCGCAGAGGCAACGGTCAGTTCGCATTCCGTCGCATTGGATGCCGCAGTGAAGACAATCGGCGCAAGATACGCCTTGGCCACGTTAACACGCGACCCGTTAGGGATTGCGAATGCCATAGCACTCTCCTGAATTTAGGTAATAAAAAACCCACCAGGTGGCGGGTCAGTAATCAGCGCGGTACTGCATGCTGACAGGGGTGGTGTAGGTGATAGAGCCGGTAGTGCCGTTGGGTGATGATGTGGAGCGATCCTGTATAGGTTGGCGCACCTGCGGCGGGCCATTGATATAAACGGTCAGATCACCATCCACCAGCGGCAGCCCTTCGGGAAAAGCATCTGCGACAGACTTTGCCAGCCCTCTGGCCAGAGTCACACCGCTACCTGCTGGTGCAATGATATTGAGCTGGAGTATGCCCTGGTATGTACGCAACTGACCTTCCAGGTCCTGCCCCACGGTTTGCGCAGGTAAGACATAAACGCGCCCGTAAGGGGCATCATCAGGCGGGGTAAAGGCGATGTTTGGCCAGGCGATCGGCAATCCGAGCGACTCAGCGATAATCGCCACCCGGCTCTCCAGCAGGTCAGCTATTCGCATGGACTGGTCACCGGCCATTGCGCACCTCGCTCATTGCCTCTCGGAAATATATAGCAGCATCCAATGCGGTCAGTCCGACCATGCCGCCGGGCGCCTGATTCGAATGACCATTCTCCAGAGCCGAGGCATATGGCAGGTTGTTGGTAAAGTAAATCGAGTTCACCTGCCCCACCCTGAACACTTCAAGCACCGCCAGACCGCGGGAGTTGGAACCCTGGCCGGAGGCATCCGGAGTATCGTTGGATTGGGTCGGTTGGCTATCCAACCCCACATACCAGTTGTTCTTGAAGCGCCCGCCGACATAACCATCTGGCTTTTTGATGTCCATCGAGTCGTTTACCCGCAGGCCACGTTTAAGGCGCCCGGACTTCGTCACGTTTGTTGGGTCATCGCGAAGCGCTGCGTTATGCTCACGAACGGCAGTGTTATAAGCCGACGCCGTCTGATTCACTTCCCACGTTTCAGGCTGCCCAACTGGCGACACATCGACAAGGCGCCCGAGGATTTTGATACCCGTCCGGCGCACCACCTCGTCCATCTCCTGCTTTGAGCTATCAACGAACAACTGAATGGCATCCAGGAACGGCTGATTAGCTGTGCTGACCATACTCACGCCCTCAGTTGGATGTTGTAGGAGATAAGCACGTCAGCAGGCTTAACCGGGTTCGGTTGCACTACGCGCCATTTCTTGCCGTCGATTTCGATGCGGTCATCAATACGCACTTCCGTTTCGAACGTGGCAGCCAGTTTCTTATCGCCGGTGGCGATAAGAGAGCCATCGATTTCGCGGGAGGAATATTCGGTGATAACGCCGGTGACGGTCGCAGTGATCGCCAGGGTGGTGACCTCTTTCCCGAACTGATCGCGGGTAGTGCCGCCGCCGCGGGTAAGCTGGTAAGCCTTCCCGTTCTCGGTCAGCAGCCGGGTCGCAGTGTTGCGCATGCGTCGGTAGTCGATTGGCATATCACCCCCTTTCGATGCGGATCTGATTGCCACCGACCACCAGCCCTCTCAGCAAGGAGTAGAACCAGGGGAATGATGGTGCAGCTTTATTGGTACCCGCCTCGTACTGAACAGTTACCGCACCCTCGACGCGCTCCATTGTCACCGCCCCACCACCAGCAACCGAAGGCGTTAAGTCAATGTCCTGCGATTCGACAGCCAGACGGCACTGCGCGTCAACCAGGCGCTTCGGGATAGCGTCATCCGGTAGATCAACACCATCAAAACGAACGCCAGAGCGAGGCCAGGATAGCGGCTGTGAAGCAACGCTGCGCTGCCCGCGCCATGACTTGCCCTCCAGATAATCCATCGCCTGCATCAGCATCTGATCGCACTCACCATCATCGGCAGGCACGGTGTAACCGCGTCCGGCAGCGAACGTGCGCAAGTCGATAACGCTGGCGTAAGTGTTGAAGTCAGGCGAATGGGGATCGGCAACCAGCATGGTTACTCCTCCAGGCGCCAGTCCAGCGCCAGCCAGTTGTCTACTTCGTCAGGATGAACATCAGCGATTAACGGGCCGCCGGGGAACTCTGGGGTATCACGCACCATGACCACCAGTTCAATACCAGGCCGTTCCTGCTGCTGTTCCTGCTGCTGTTCCTGCTGCTGTTCCTGCTGCTGTTCCTGCTGCTGTTCCTGCTGCTGTTCCTGCTGGGCAGGAGTTTGTTCAGCACCATTCTGAGCCGCAAGCTTTTCAGCCTCACGCTGCGCGCGCTGCTCTTTGGTTAATCCGGCCATTGGGCCTCCTGAAAAACAAAGGGGCCGAAGCCCCTGCGGTTAGCCCATGATGATGGTGGAATGTTCAGGCTGCACGGATGCCACACCCCATGCCACACCAACCTCGTAACGTACCTGGCGGTACTGGCGGTACAGCGCGATCTGGAAGGTGATGCCCGATACTGGGTCGGTCACGTTCATCACATCGTCAGCGGTGTCGCCGCCTTTTGGCATGGCCGGGGTACGGCAAGCCAGCAGGAATGCGTTACGGTCAAAGGCAACGTTTGGCACGAACTCGCTCAGCACAGTGACAGTTGCCTGATCTGCCAGATCCTGACGCAGGCCCGGTGCGCCGATGGTGATAGTCGAAGAGGTTGCCGCTACGACCATGTACTGGTTGTCATCGCCATCGAACTTCACTGCGGTCCCGGCAGCAATACCGCCAGTGCCAGCAGAGATAGCAATAATGATGTCGCCCTCTTTCTTCGCGCCGTTTACCTTATAGCCCGCCGCAGTGCTTTTCGCGGTACGCTTGATGTTGGCGGATTCATGCAGGTTAAAACCCATCACACGGCCGATGATGCCTTCGCGCAGCAACTGATCGGTACCGGCTTCGTTTGCTTTGAACAGTACGGACTGCTTACCACGGATGGACGCCATCGCTTCGCCGCCCAGCACCATGCGAAGGTCAGTGGTAGGGGCGCCGTTATCGGTCAGAATTTGGCGAGCGTTCGCTGCATCAGACAGGTCGTCTTTGATGCTAAACGGGGTGTCTTTAGGCGTTCCGACGGCGCGGGAAGATTTGTAGGCCAGCGCTGCCAGGTCAGCATCCATTTCGTTGCTCAGCGCGCGGAAGGCCTGAGAGAACTGGTCAGCCAGGACAATGTCATAGGTACCTGATGGCCCGATAGCAAGCTGCTCTTCACCATTCCATTTGACTGGGGCCATTTTGGATTTGGTGATCTTGACGTCCACGGTACCGATGTTCTGATCGCCGTCGTTTGGCGCGGTTGCCGCCGGGGTGATATCAACGGTGGTGGTTTTCGGTGCAACGGGCGCGGTCACGGTCTGGTCTTTTGCTGCGGCATCGGCCTTAGCGTTACGGGCCACCGCGGGGATAAAGCCCACCTGCTCGCGGGATACGCGATTAAGCGCGGTGAAGATGGTTGGGATGAGGCCAGTAAGGGTATTGGACATTCAGGTTTCCTTTCAATTAATCAACGATGCTCGTGCCGCCGCCAATTACCGTTTGTTGTTCAACTGGCGGTAAGGCGTCAAAAGCAGCGCGTTTCATGGTTTTTTGCCCGGCCTGGTGCTGCGACTGGTGAGAACCGCCGCCGCTGTTACCGGACGCTTTGAGGATGTAATCTTTCTGCGGATGCGACTCGACCAGAGACTCCAGGGCCTCATCAAAGCTGGCTAACTCGCCGGGCTTGGTGCGTGAGAACACCTTATTGCCCTGGCCGTCGTAGGCCACAACCTTCCCTTCTTCGATTTTGAAGTTCTGACCGAAGTAGGAACGAACGAACTCAGTCGGGATCGCCATCTTCTCGGAAATGAACTTAGAGCCACCAAAGCGGCCGCCGATCATCTCATCGTAGAGTTGAGTTTCCAGCTGCTGGGTCTTGCCGTTCGCTTCGTCCAGCTGCTGTTGGAAAACTTTGGTGATCTCCGCCTTTACCTGGTCAACAGCACCAGCATCGATCAGTTTTTTCTGGTCGATTTTGGTCATCATTTCCAGAGCTTCGAGCGCCTTGGCCGGGTCGGTGATGCCAGAGAATTTCGCGAGATTGGCTTCCGCCGCTTCCTTCGCTTCACGGTGAGTTTTCGCCTCGCCATTCAGAGAGGTGATTTTGGTCATCGCTGCGACCGCATCGAACGGGATTTCTTTGCCGTCATCATGGATGTACACAGGCATACCGTTTTCAACGACCACATTTCCGTTAGCATCAAGTTTCAGTTTCATTATTTTTGCTCCAGCCTTCCGGCCATACGTAATGGGTCATCCGACCCGGGCACCGCGTCGCATCCGCTTAGCGGCAGGCATAAAAAAGGCCACCCGAAGGCAGCCTTGAGTTGAATTTTGTAATGCTCAGAGCTTATTGATTATTTGCTCTGCGATTTTTGCGTCTTCTTCTGACGCCTCACCAGATAAGGCATAGGCAATCATCGCAATCATGATGAATTTGCGCTCAGCCTCTGTCAGGGTGATAGTTTTGTCTTTCTCATTTTGCATGGCTAACCCTCAAACGCCGACGCATCCACGCGGCGCAGTTCATCCAGAGTGAGAAATTCCCCGGCATCGTTAAACATCTCCGGCACCGTGATTTTGCCGTCGCGTAGCATCCGCGCGCGAGTAACGCCCAGCACCTGTTCCTGCCGCGCGTACGGCTGCCTGACGAGCCATTCGGCATAGCTGATATGCGCTGGCACCTGTCCGTCCATTGAGGCGCGCGTGGCGTTGCTCAGTTCGCCTGAGGCTATTTGCATTTCCTCCCACGATTTAGTGATCAGGATTTCGCAGGAGCGGCAGCAAAAGTGGATTTTGCCGGGTCCGCGCAGATACGGAATTGCATGGCCCAGCGGCTTGCCATCGAGCGAGTAGAGTTTGCGGTCGCGGATGATGCACCACTGGCTGGTGTGGGTGTCCAGAGTCGAAGACCACTGTTTGGCCTTCACGATATCGCTATTGGCTTGTGCAAACTCCTGGCGCGCCGTTGCTGCCATATGGTTCACCGCGGTGCGGGCAACAACAGCAAGGTCACGACGTGAGGCATTGATAACCCCGTCTTGGCGGTTAAGTTGCGGCGTGCCGGCGACGCGCTTCACGATCTGCTCGACGGTTTCACCCTGAAGAAATCCGGTACGCACCGCACTGGTGATTTTATCCAGCCGATCGGATTCAAGCTTTTGGCCCCACTCTTTCAGCAATCTCCCCTGAAAAGGTTGCGCCACCGCAGAGGCGTAGACCTGCTCTGGGGCAATGCTTTGCAGCGGGACGTGTTTCAGCACCTGCCCGGGTATAAGGCTGCTGAACAGGTCCATCTGATACCCGGTCTCATAATCCGTGTAACGTGCCAGCTCACGCGCCAGGGACGCATTAACCGGTTCGTAGGCTTGATGGTTCAGTTCACGAACACCGGCCAGTAGAGAGGCCAGACGACGCGCACTGTAGGTATCAGCGCGCTTGCCATCCAGCAGCACCAGCAGCCTGGCGGCCAGTTCAGCATCCAACTTGTTCAGCAGCGCGACCATGCGCCGGGCGACGCCGGTACCGTAACGCGTCACGTACAAGCCGTGCGCGATGGTCTCGTCCAGTAGCCTGTCATTCACGGAACGAGCCATTTCACACCCCCGGCGGTGGTTCACTCAGTGACGCAGACTCGGCCAGCAACTCGCTCAGCACCGTATCAGGATCCGCATCGGCATCAATCAGGTTGAGTTTTTGCAGGGCTTTAATCGCATCGATACGGCGAAGGTCACCGCCCTGGCGCAGGGACTGAATAGCCAGCGCAGCAGGCGGGTTGAATTCTTTCGACTCAACATCCAGCTCGGTGCGCACATCTACGTTACCGCCCTCCTTCTCGCCGATGTACTCAGCCATGATCTGCAGGATGTTGTCGATCGCGTCTTCGAGGCTGGTGGCCATTGTGTAGAGCGGCGACTGCTCCTGCATTTTCTCTTCGGAGGTCTGGTCTACCGATTTGGTAGAGGTGTTTTCCGTACGCAGCAGCTTCGCGCCAGCCTGGCGCATCTGCTCCACCAGCTCTGCCAGAGACTCTTTGCCGGCACCAATGGACGAACCGGTATGTTCAACGTATTCCAGACCCTGAGTTTGCCGATCGGTGAACGACGTGGCAGACGAAGACCCAATTACCAGCTCTTCTCCCTGCTCAAGCCCGAACACCGTCAATATAGGCACCCGGGCGACGTGCAGGATGTTGTCCTGCTCACTTTGGCTTTGCCAGTGCTTGATATTCAGCATGGCCATGTTGAGTAGCGGCGGTGAACCACACATAAACCCGGTGCGCTTGGTGTAGAGCGTCACCAGGGTGAGATCTTTACGAGAGGTTTGCCATTGATCGAATATCTCCCAGTTCGCCGCGCCTTCGGTACCGCTGGACTTGCGGTAGATTTCCACCTTCCCCGGCGTCAGATAACGTATCTGCTCCACCTTTGTTTGCCCGAAGTCGTCACCGTCCTCGACAACCACCTCTTTGATGCGCAGCGCGGTGAGCTCCAGCTTACCGTCCACCATCTTCGACTTCCATCCGATTACCTGGCGGGGATTAAGCATTGTGACGTACGGGCGCGCGCCGGTAGCTTTCTCATCCGCTTTGGTTTTCACCCTTTCGGGGTCCACTCGGGGATAGTCTACCAGCGCATGGGAGAGGCCATACTGCATCGCCAGGCCGAAGAATGACTGAGCCCAGACATCGAGGCGGGTACCTTCCAGATCGATGTTCTTCGCAAACTCTCGCAGTTGCTCTGGAACGTTCTCGGCCAGCTTAATCGGCTCGGCAAATACGCGCCCGATGTTTTGCTTAATGGTCTCTTCGTAGGCGGGCAAAAGCGTGGCCACAGAGAGGCGTTTTTTATAGTCCTCTTTGTCTTCTTTCGGCCAGCGCGGGAGATATGCCTCGCCCAGTTGTCGCATATAGAGCGTGCCGCCCATCAGGGCATCGTTGATATCCCACGCCTCGACCATGTTCCCATAGTCCAGATTGGGTGTTGAGATGTCAGGCATGGAGTTACATCCGTAGTTGAGTGACTTTTCCGGTGGGCTTGATGATCGGGAATTGCTTCACGATGAAATAGCCACCAGCGTCGTTTGGGTGATCGTTGTCGGCTGATTTATCCGGCTCGCCGTTTGCCGCCCATACCTGCTGTTCAAGGCTGTCTGTATAGACCGGGCAGCGAGCAACGTTAACTTTGTAGCGGCGCTCACCGTTGCCGTTGCCGAACATGGCATTCATGGAGTTAATGCGATCCTTTACCGGCGGGTTGGCGGCGTTCACCACCACGCTGAATCCGGCCTGCTTGAGCTGTGCAATATCGGTGGCGCTGGCGTTATTGGACTTGCGTGAATCGCCGGAAGCATCCGGATAGATGTAAATCTGCCTGGAGGCAACATAGCGCCCGCCCTCGTAGCGCCAGAACTCTTCCTGGATACGCTTTATCATGGCCGGCGTGTCATAAACTTTTATCAATTCGCGTACCGCGCGCGGCTCGCCATTGCGAAGCACATGGACGATGGACGCCATTTTGCCAACGTTAAAGTCCATGCCGATATAGAGCGGTTCGCCTGCCTGTTCTTCATCAGTACAGTTATTCAGACGTCGATCGAACTGGTGATAGATGGTGCCGCTGTTCAGGTTGGTGAAGCGCCCCCTCAGATACGCCTTAATCAACTCCGGCGGGTAGGAATTCATCAGCGAAGGGATGTAATCCGCGGGCAAGTTCTTCGCGTTGTCGAACGTGCTGGCCTGTATCAGACCGTACAGGGCTGAGAGCTCTGGCTTTTCACGTACTGCCTTCACGAATTGCTGGTAAACGAATTTGAACCCCTCCGGCGTTGTCGTGACGTCAATACCGTTACGCAGTCCATCTACCTTGTAACGCATACGAGCGATGATTTTTCTCCAGGCCTGTTGCGCTTTGGCAGCCGCCATGACATCCAGCTCATCCACCATCGCGTTACCGATTTTGAAACCAACTATCGAGCCGGGCTTCTCCATCGAGCGGCAGATTGTGGTCCCGCGGAACCTTCGCCCCTCGTAGAAGTGAACCTCTTTGTTACCCTCGTTGATTTTGACACTCAACCCCCAGTCAAATGCCACCTCTTCAATCGTTGGATAGAAGATGTCACGAATCTGCGGGTAAGTTGGCGCGAAGTAGCCCTGGTTGATTTTTGGGTGTTCCCACATACCTTTGCAGATGCCGCCACAACCCACCCACGTTTTACCGGAACCGAACCCGGCAACGTAGGCTTTAAACTTGTGCTCCATCGCGAGGAAGCGAGCCTGTGGGATGTTAAGTGTCGGGCTGATCCCCATCTTCTTCCCTCGCATCCACTACGTTGATATTGATCTGCACTGGTGTTGGTTCGTCATCATCACCATCACCGGCCATCTCTTTGCGGAGTTTCTCAATCTCCAGCTGCCGGCGCTCGATTTCAATCTGTTGAAGTCGCTGCGCAAACTCACTATCAGCCAGGCCAAGCCGCTTCATGACGGCTTCATACATCCGTTCACGGCTTATCGCGGTAATTTCCACACCATGTTTGCCGAGCTTCACGCCGGAATAAGCCAAGGCAGCATCAGGGGGAAGTTTTCGGGTATCAGCAAAGTATGGCTGTCCGATCCCGTCACCATTGCAGCGCGGACAGGCAGGGTTTGGCTCCCGGTTGTGGTCGTAGCCATAACCTCCGACGTCTACCGGCTCTTTGCCCTTTCGCTCAAGGGCTTTAAGCCGTTGCTCCTCGAACTCCACCATGTCACGCCACTGATAGTGATGACCGAAGCCCCAGCAGTAACGGCATGCGCCACGACGATACTGTGAAAGCTGGTTTGCATCGAAGGTGGCGAGTTGCCACATCTGCTCCAGGACCTCATCAGCACTGCCAAGCGTGCGCGCAATGGAGGCTTTCTGCTGCTGCGCAATGGCCTGTGCAACTGAAGTTTTCTTAAGGAGTTGATAGCCGATTTGTTCAGCTGATTTTTTACTGTAGCCCGCCCGGATAGCTGCCTGTGTGGCATTACCATCCTTCAGGTACTCCGCGACAAATAAGCGCTGCTGAGCAGTAAGCCCATCATCGTCCACCAGCTCATTTGCGCTTTTATCTTTCTGCGCAGTGCGCATTTTTTTCTGCGCAGGTTTTTGCGCAGAAAGTTTTTTGATATATCGACGGGCGGTAGCGTAGTTCAGTCCCTGCGCTTCACACCAATCCTTTGGTGATACGCCGGTTGCGGCATGTTCGGACAGGAACCGTTGCTGAAGCTCGCCCCAGTCCGGTTTTGCCATTGCTTACTCCAATAAAAAAGCCACCAGCGGATGCCAGTGGCTTGGGTGTGGTAATCAGGAATGGATTCGGACCATTGAGCCAGAAGATATTGGTCGTCTGCACCATCCTCCAACTTATAGCAGCGTCACGCTTCGTCCGGACCGGTATTACCCGACACTCGCGCACCTGATTAATGAGTTTCGACATTATCACAGGAACTCGGTGAATGCCTGTTGTAAAATCTAAACTAATAGCAACTAACCGGAGGTGGTGATGAAATCATCACGCGAAAATAATCAATCTTGCAACTTGTTAACTACGCTTCGCAAATCATTTTTAAGCTGCTTAGTTATGATTTCAATATTAGTATCGAACCAACCCGCATCCTGATCAGAAAACTCATAACCAGGTGAAATGAGCCCAAGCATACCTTTCTTAGACTCTAACGGGGAACGACCTTCCACCCCTTTCGTTATGGCAAGCACCTGATACGGAAGATAACTTAAATCCTCTTCGGTCATGCCTGCTCTAGCCGCCACATCAGCAACACATGTCATGATTATGCCACTACAAACTTTTGCCTCAGTGATTGCAGTGCTAATAATAACAAGGCTAATTCTGTCTAAATCCTTCTGGTCAATATAATTTCCTGCCATAGAATTTCTGAATGTAAGCGACATAACTTCCATCCAGTGAGCTATATACTTTCTTACCTTTGCAGAGGCAATATTGCGCCTGAATTGCTTAAACATTAAATTCTCCATTTTATGAGAACTAATATTTTAACCTAAAGACAACAAAGTCAAAAGCCCAGTGATCACCGCTGTTAAAACCCCTTCTATTGCGAGGCTATAGGGTTATTGTTTGACTCTCTCACCGAATCGTAAATACGTTCACACGTCATCCCGGCGGTGTAGCGTTCGTCAGCGATTCCAGCATATCGCTTAGCTTCTGCTGCAATATCTCCGAGCATGTCGGCGAGCACTGCGGCGTCGGCTCCGGCTGTTTTGCTTCTGACGGCAGTGGCAAGATCTGAGGTGTGCTTTGCGGCGTCCAGGCGGGCGGCAAGCTTTGTTGCTTCGGTACGCAACTGGCTAACAGTGGCAGACAGGCCAGCAGCAGTGGCAGCAGATTTAGCGGCTTGTGCTTGTGCATCTTTAACGGCCTCATCCCGGGCAATAATTCGCCCTTGTTCAATCATGCGGGCTGCGGTCTGCGCGTTCGCTGTTTGCGATGATTCAACGCTGTCACGTTCTGCCCACTTTTTTTCCCAACCGCGGCTGCTCCATACACTACCCGCGATGAATGCTACGGCCACCAGCAACGAAATAACAATGAACTGATAGCGCAGGCTCACTGGTCTATCCCCCAGCACGTCAGCGCGCTTTCCTGGTCTCGACGCTCTACCTGCCCATAGCAGCCATTTTTCTGGCCTTTGGTCAGGCGACAATCGCGGCCGCCGTCTTTAATCCACCAGCGGATCGCTTCACAAGCACCTTTACGGTCGCCAGCATTTATTCGCTTATAGAACGTAGATGGGAAACATTTTCCGGGGCCGATGTTATATGGGCAGAAAGATGCTATCCCGGCTTTCTGTGGTTCGGTCAGTGCTACCTTGATATTTCGGTCCACCCAGGCCAGCGCTTTATCGCGTTCTATGGCGTTTACCTGGGCACATTTCTCAGCAGACAGCTTCATGCCCTGAACTACTGGTTTGCCATCAACCATCGTGCCGCCACGGCAAATTGTCCACACTCCGCTGCCGTCGCGATACGCCGTCAGACTATTACCCTCTTTCTCATCCAGAAACTGATCGAGAATAACGGGGGCGGAAGCCCCGGCAAGAATCAAACCAATGACCGCTGCGCTCAGTTTATTCTTCAGCTTTGGTGGCATAGCCATTGCGCCGATCCTCCCGTTCTTTCCAGCGGAAATACCAGTTCACCGCACACGTGATTACCGTGCATGCGATACCGACAATAATTGCCCAGTCGCTCAGGCTTAACCCTGCAATTCTGTCGGCCAACATCCAGGACACCTCTTTTGCTGTTTTAGCTGTTTCGGCATATGCCTTCGCTGATACACCGCAGCCGGTCAGCGTGGTGCCTGTTCCATATGAAAGTCTGCTGTAAATGGTGCTCATTCTGGTCATAGCCTCACCTCCGATTCTTCGGATGGCGCTGTGTGTGATTAAAGGGTCAGGCTTCACGGGCTGGATTTATCAACAAAGCACGTAGCGGATGATTCCCGTGAGCCTGAAATGAAAAAGGCCGCCATGCGGCAGCCTCGAAGTAAGTACAGTTGTTTACAATGGTGGAGAGAGAGGACCTTCTAACACCTCTGCTTCACCGTTATGGCAAATGTCATCGCCTCTGGTCAGATGCCAGACACCTGTGATTGTTTTACCCGTCTCCAGATCATCAACAGTGTCATTCGTGTAGTACGCCACCTGTACAATGCCAACATGCTGAATCCAGTAATAGCCCTCTTTCATAAGCTCCTCCGCGATACTCAGCAGATAGTATAGAGCGGCACAAATAATGCTGTGGTGCAGGAAACCACAACTTAACCTTTGCTAATAAAGTAATTTCGAAAGATGACGATAATGGGTAATAAATGTAAGGCCGGAGGAACCACCATGAGCATGACCGTTAGCACTTTGGGTCAGGACATACTGCAAAGCACAGTAAAACAAACATCTTCAAGTACTGGCAACTCTGTTTCACAACAAATTCAAAACCTGAAAAAACAAATTGGAGAGTTGACAAAAGAACTCAGCGCCATGGGTTCAAAAATAAATGAAGTAACCTCCGAAGATGAGGCAAAACTGCTTAAACAGCAGATGGAGATGATTCAAAGGCAAATCGAGTCTATATACGCAAAAATTGCTCAATTACAAAAACAAGAAGCAGAAAAAAACCAAATGGTATCGGAAGCATTACCTACGGTAAGTGACAAATCAAGTTCGAACGTTGCAGGGAATAATACTAAAAATATTGATGTCTACGTTTAGCAGTTGCCCCCTCTCATTTTTCCTCTGAGCTAGAAACGACAAAGCATTGAGCATTGTGAGAACTTGTTTTCAAGTTAACGATTTCAGCTCGGCGATATGACAGGGGTACTGGTGTAATACACCTCGCGAATACCCCTGTCGTATCGCCGGAAAGCAAAAACCCCGCGCTGGCGGGGTTTTCGTTATATTCAAATTGTTCGCTTTTCGTCGCTGCCATCGTGGCGCAGCTCTGCCAAGCATGAATTAATTATTCACTTTGTTGGCCCGTTTTCAAACGTTTTTACGTCATAAAGCACTTATAGCTAATTCCCGCTGCCATTTTGTACAAATATCGTTCAATCAATGAGCTACTTGTTGCAAAACGATCGTTTTGAACGATCGATAAATGAAAATTGATCTGTAATACCAATTTTAATTGTGTGGTTATCGCACGTAGACTCAGGGCAAAACCTAATAAATGGAATTATCATGAGCCTTTATCACTACTTGGCCATATATATCGCGGGTTTCATCGCAATGTTTGCTTTGTTAGTTCGTGGGGATAGAGTACACGGCCTCGAATTTGACCTGGCTGATACGGTGATAACCTCCATTCTGTGGCCCTTCTACGCCGTTGCTATTATCTGTATTAAGATTTATGAGCGGTTTAAACAGAATCGTCAGTAATAGCCAGTTCCCCCGGCTACTGACCGGGGTTTTTGTTTCGAATTACAGGCTCATTAGTCTCCCGGTCAGCTCCTCTTTTGGTATGACTAACCATCCTCTAACCCAGCTCTCATCTGGTTACGAACCGCAAGGAATGTTTTTGCTCTGAATATTTCCAGGCACCATCGCACACGCTTTCTCGCCTCCCCGTCGGTTAACCATGGCGCAATCGCCTGCAGCTCCCGGGTTATGTCTGATATTTTTTTTCGGGTGGTGTAATACTGAAGACCAACAACATAAACCGGATCGTTTATATCCAGCGCCTGCAATACGCATTGTTCAACAAAATCGACATCATCATTATGCAGAGCTTCATCAATCACACTGGCAGTTGACTGTGGCCAGAGAATGCTATGTGCCCTGTTCATCGCCTGCTGTCCACGGAATCCCTCTTCACGAGCCTGGTTCAACGCTGCGGTGAAGCGTTCTAACGCCTTATCTGACCAGTTCCGTCCCTTAAGCACATTCCAGCACGCGTGTCCTCGCGGCATACGTGGTGCTGTTTTTCCTCCCACCCCTTCCCCCCAGGTAGTGAGCAAGGATTTAATCCATCCGGACTGGATCCCCGTAAGAAGGATACATTTACCCAGCCAGCTTTTACGCGGCGCTGATGCGGCTTTACCAAGTGCTTCAAAATGATTGCGGCGTTGACGTGGTGTCATCCTGTTCATCTCCTTACGCCAGAACGCCGAGCCCATAAGCCCGATCCAGCACTCTGATTATCATTACCGGCTGAGGAACATTTTTTTGCTCAAACTTCACCGGGTCGTTATGTAGTTCTGTATGGCACTGGCGGCACAGGGGGATCGCAAAAATATCATGCGCCTTTGTTGCCATTCCTCCCTGCCCCCAGCCAATTAAATGGTGTGGGTCATCTGATGGTTTACCGCAGCATTCGCAGGGTTGTGTTTTAATCCATTCCAGATACCTGAGGGCCGTCCAGCGGACCCGCTTTGGACGTTTCATATAGGTTTGCGGGGACTCAGGATCGACCAGAACACCAACTATGGGCTTAACCGCAGGTACCTGCGCTGGTGGCAAGTTCACGGGTATTGTGCTGGCTTTAGCTGTAATGATGCTGGTGGCGGTTACACCCGGTTTGATATCGCATTCACGCATGACTGACTGATGTTCTTCCGAAGGAATACGGAGCGCCCGGCTGGCTACTGATTCGGGAATTACGTCGGTAATCCCCATACGAACAGCCCACCAGCAAAGCTCCGCTAGCGACAACTCTCTGGAAGAATCCATATTCAGCGCCACCATGATGCTGTTAATAATCCAGTTAACAACATTACGTCTCGCCAGCTCTGAAAGTTGTTCGCTGTAGTGGTCACGCAAATGGTTATCACAATGTCCACACAGGAGAACCGATCCAGGTTCATGACGCAGAGTGGTTAGCTCGTGATAATGGTAATCGCTGTGTGGCCACTGGCAGCAGCTACCGCCATAACGCAGAAGCCAGTAATCAAGGCCACTCAAATCACCAGCAGCCTTAATAACTTTTTCATCCAGGAAGAACGCTTCAGGGAGTCGTCACTGGCAAGTGGCTGGCGAACGTCAGGAACACGGCCAGCAGGCAACCTTTCCATGCTTGCCGGCTGGCTTTCCACCAGCACACGTTCACAACTGAATAATGACATCAGCTCACTGCCCGGTTTGAGCAGCACAATTCCAAGCTCACGCGCAACCACCGGCTTCAGCAGCGCCCTCATTCTGCTATCTCCCCGATAATTATTTGTCCCTTCTCTCCCCATAATTTAGTGACGCGTGAATCCCAGATGTGAGCGTCATCTTCGTAAATGGCATCCATCAGCGCTTTCATCATGTTGTCGAAATCGGGTTTAGCCTGGTGTGGTTTACCGTTTAACTCAGCCCGTTTCTTTTTGCTCCAGCTCGCTGGCATCGGAAGCATGAAGGTGACATGCGAACCGCTTTCCGGCAGCTCAACACCCTGCAGACGAACTTCATCACAGAAAGCCCGGTAACGCAGAACCTCAGGACGCTTTTTCCATTTGTCAGCGCGCGTCATTCGGGGCTTGCCCATTGGGGTGATATCGTAGACTTTCACATTCACCTCCAGATCCGCTGTTGCCAGGTTCTGTCCTGGCGAGGAGGCTTAGATGCTTCCGGCAAGAACGCGCTGATCGTCCAGTGAATAAAGTCATTATCCAGACTACGCTCGGTCTTAATCTGCTTTGCTTTATAGCTGGCTTCCAGTTCGTCAGCCTGCTCAGTGGTGAGTTGTGTATGTTGAAACCAGCTTTTCTTCATAACGCACCTCTGGATGCGGCAAAAAGAAAATCGCTGGCGTTGGTTAACGTCAGTATGAGGGATTGCTTGAATTGATCTTGCGCCATGGGGCTTTTCTCCTGTGGCGCAGCAGGTATAGGTTGTTCAGGCCTATGACGGGAGTGTAACAGATTTTTGGGTAACGCGATAACCAGCCCTTTCCAGCATCTGGGTAAACAACGTAGGTGTACCAATAATTTCATTATCCTGAAGAGGCATGAAAGACACCATGCTACCGCGACGGTACATCAGGGCGCGCTCACACTCAGGAAATGATTGCAGCCTGGCAACGATGACTCCATCGTGACATCTGATGACTGCGTAGCCTTTTTTGGGCAATCCTAATTTTTCTTTCACTTAAACTCCCCCATGCAAACGGGATAAAAGTAACACCCAAAATAATTAATAAAACCAGTCGTCAGCACTTTCCCAGGTTTCCTGGAGGATAGTCTCTATTTTCTTTTTATCTTCCTTGTCACCACCAAGAACACTTAAGCCATCAGAGCCTGTACGACGTATGCTCAGGCTGCAGTTCTCATACTGATTACCCAACCTTTTAAGTAACTCTTTCTCCAGCGCCGGCACTGCTCCCTTTGGAAGTTCTTTAGTACGATCAATGGTGAGTTCAACTTTCAT